AGGATGTGACTAGATTATGAAAATTGTATACGTTACTGGATGTTTGGGTTTTATTGGATCTCATGTGGTAAACAGGTGTTTGGGATTGGGCTGGAAGGTATACGGAATTGACAGCGAAACGTATGCTGCAAATCCAAAATTGATCAAGACCTTCAAGAGCCACTATAAAGAAAATTTTACTTTTATCAATGAAGATATCGCAGATTTAAAATACCTTCCTGACTGCGATTACGTAATTAACATCGCTGCGGAGACTCATGTTGGAAATAGTATTATAGATAGCAAACAATTTCTTAGATCTAATGTTGACGGGGTATACAATCTATTAGAATTAATCAGGCAAAAACCAAACAATGTTGACCGCAGACCAATATTTTTTCATTTTAGTACTGATGAAGTTTACGGAGATATTGAAGAGGGTGAGCACACAGAAGAAGATCTGATGAATCCGAGCAATCCCTACTCTGCTTCAAAGGCAGCTGCTGACATGTTGGTAAAAGCTTGGTCTAGAACGTATGGGTTGGAATATATTATCTTGCGACCAACCAATAATTATGGATCTTATCAATACCCAGAGAAACTTATCCCACTTTCAGTAAAACTTTTACAGCGAGGTAAAAAGATTAGACTTCATGACGAGGGATTGCCTACGCGGAATTGGTTACACGCCGAAGACACAGCATCTGCGGTCATAAGTATCATAAATAGTGGGAAAATTAACGAGACTTACAACGTTGCTGGAGGCTTTGAGCAACAAAATCGCGAAACAGTTAGGAAAATTATTGAATCTTATCATGGTACAGACAAAAACTGGGAACAATATGTCGATTTTGGTTATAAAAGGCTTGGGCAGGACGTAAGATATGCCTTAAACGACGACAAATTAAGGGCGTTGGGTTGGAAACCCGAAAAAATATTTAACGAAGAGGTACCAAAGCTGGTACAATTTTATAAAAATAACTTTAAATGGTAGGAGAACTATGAAACTTTCAAAACAAGCAATGGGTGCTCTCATGATGGCTCTGCAAAAGAGTCTTATGGAGCAAAGTGATATCACAGAGTCGCTACAAAAGATGGATTTTACCCCTGGCGCAGAAACAGAGGGATCAGAACCAGAACTTTATGTAAAGAACCCCCCTCTTGTAAAATTTGGCAACGAAGACCTCGAAGAAGAGGTATAATGCCAAGCTACGTGTATGAATGTGAAAGCTGCGGGGAAGTCATTGAAGTTTTTCATTCTATGTCTGAGGAATTAGCTGATTGTGAGTTATGTAAAAAACAAAATACTCTTAGGAAGATCCCAGAAGTTCCGATTTACATAAAAAATAACTCCGCGGGAAAGGTTGTCAAAAAACACATCGAAGATGCCAAGCGACAACTTCGCGAGGAGAAAAAAGAAATGACGAAGGATTACAAATGATAAGTCTAATAATTGTTTCTTTAATACTCTCATTCAGCCTGAACTTATTGCTGTTGTGGTATATAAGAAAGATGCTGTCTAAGCTGTTATATGTCTCCGACAGCATCGGGGACCTATTGGTATCGGCAAAGAATTTTTCTAATCACTTGGGCGGATTACACGAAATGGAAACATATTATGGAGATGAAACTCTGGGCGGATTAATAAGACATTCTAAGCAAGTTATAGAAGATATAAGAGAATTTGAAGATATATATGCTCTAACAAATGAAGGCTTGGAAGAAGATGAAGAACAAGAATAATGCCAAAAAAAGCAAAAAAGAAAAATCATTACTTTACTCAGGATCATGAAGACGCAATAGTCAAATATGCACAAACAAACGACATCAAGATCCGTACAGACCTCTACATCCAGTGGATAGAGCCTGCCTTTAATGAGATGGTTGATAAGATTATCTACACTTACAAATTCACAAACCTTCCAAATATTGATGTCCTAAAAGATGAATGCAAAATATGGCTAACGACCATTCTAGATAAGTATGACCCAAACAAGGGGTCGAAAGCGTTTTCTTATTTCAGTGTTATTACAAAAAATTGGTTCATTCACAAGGTAAAAAAAACAACTCTAGAAAATAAAAGAGAGGTAAAATTTGACCAGATTCCAAAAAATGTCGAGATCAGACAATTTACTGTTGTCAATGAGTATGAATCCAAGAGGTTAGAAAAAGAATTTTGGATGAACTTTTGGGAAGAGGTTAATTCTTGGGAAACAACAAACATGAAGCCCAACGAAGAGAAGGTTTACGAAGCGATTAGATTAATTTTTTCAAATCCAGATAGAATTGACATCTTCAATAAAAAAGCAATCTATTTTTACATTAGAGAAATTACAGGTCTCAATACAAAACAAGTTGTTAACAATCTAAATAAAATGAGAGTTAAGTACAGAGTTTTTAAAAAGAAATGGGATAAAGGCGATTTATAATACTTTTTTTGTCTTTAACTATTTATTTTTGTTATGAAGGACTTAGAAGCATATATTAACGAAGCAATTAAAAATATTAGAAGTGATCGTGCTATTACAACGACTCTCTTGATGGAACTAATGGAGTACATCAAAAAAGATGAAGATAGGAGAGAGTCTGTTGGCACTATTGCTGCTAAATATGTTGAGACACTCCAAAGATCAAATGAACAACTTGTAAAAATAAGCGCTCTTCTCCAAAAAAAGGCAGGATCTGAACAGGGATTAACAGATGAGGATAAAAGTGAACTGTTTGATCTTATAAAGGACTCTAGTAATGGTTGACAGAAGTAAAACAAATCATTTTGTTGATGGCTTATTAAATCCATATGTTGACACCAATCGTCAAGTAGTTGAGTCTGGTGAATTTGGAACCACAGAAAAACTTTATAAAGCTTCTCAAAGAGCAGTATCTGATAATTTAGACACAGGAGAATTCCTGGGTATAGTATTGAGAGTCGATGGCTCCACTATTATGACCCCATCTAAAAATTCAGCTGTATCAAAATCAAATATTATAACAGAGGGTGCTTTAGAAAATAAAATCCAAGATCAAGCAAATTTATTACAACTAAGAATAAGAATCCCAAAACTACATTCAATGTTGCCAATTCCAGCTATGAATCCGTCAAATTTTCAAAACCATCCAGACAATGAAATAATTGACATGTATCCTGTTTTTGTAGCCAAAGAAGAGGACATGGATATTCCCTCTCCAGGTGATGTTGTATGGGTAAGGATTACAAATAAAAATGACAACAACTCTGGGCTTTACACTGGAGTCTACAAAAAATCAGGATACATTACAGAGTCTGAACACATTAAATCACCAAAAAGCATTTATGATCAAAGCTGCAAAGGTGTGTTATCTACAAGCAAGCAACACAGCCTCGGTGTGGCTTTCCCTCCCCCGATTGAGGGGGGGACTAGTGCCTTTGTATATAACGATTTTTCGAAAAACAAAAATTCATTAATAAATGATGAAAACCTAATATCATCAAAAGCAGTTCAAGAGCTGTACAATCCAAAAAAGAAACCGAAGGGTGGTAAGGGCATATGCATCGGAAAACAAGTAATGGGATATACTTCAGAAGATGCTGGTTCACAAAGTGGTCCAATGATGGTTTCTACGACAGGGGGATATCAAAGTTATAAAAATGTACCAACAAAAGTAGAAATATTCACAGCGACACCAATAACCCCTCCAGGATGGAGGCTACCTTCTAATAATGGAAGTGCAAGACCAAGGGGCTTATTAGAAAATAGAGTTAGAAAGTTTGCATTTGACACATTACCCCCAGATTCTCCCTTGGTGGTCAAACTTCCTGAAGGGGGCAGACCTGTTCATAAATTACTCGCAGACAGAGTTAGAGCACTAAACAAGTTTTGGAAAAAAACAGTTTTAGATAATATAAAATCTCAGTCTGAAAGGGAAGAGAAAAAAATAACTGGGATATGGAATGCAAAAACTCCAAAAGGGGGTTTGAGAGAGCAACTTTATGACAATAATTATACTCGATATAAATATGAAATGTTGCTAGGTGCACACACGGGTGTAGATGAAAGTGGTAACAAAGACGCAAGAGCATATTCAACTCTTAGCGCCGCTCTTAGCAGAAAAGCGTTTCAGTCGCCACATGAAACTGGTTTAGCTATAGATTTTTCAACAAATGGACAATATTCAGGAAATGGAAAAAACCAGTACGATAGGATGAATAGTTGGTCATGGCAATGGCTTGTTAATCATGCGTGGCTTTTTGGCTTAACCCCATTTTCAAATGAGAGTTGGCACTGGGAACTGTTGCCTACTAGGGAATCTTGGGAAACTGGTGTAGATTATGTTGATATTAATGATCCATCGTCAGGAATATGGGTGGGAAAGCTTCCATCTTCGCCAGAAAAACAAGCGGAGTTGTACAAAGAAAATTCATTACTACGAGAAGCTGTTGCAACTAATGTTCAAATATATGATACAATACCATATTCAAACATAGGACTAGATTCATTTCCGCTAATTCAAAATGATAGTTTATATATTCTGGATAAATATGCCGAGCCAATGCATTTTCCATACGCTGTTTTTGTTAGAGAGACTCTTCTTGATAATAGCGAGGATCATGGTGTGACAACTGCTAGTGATAGATGGACATATAGTAAAGAATATAATATTAGAAAAACAAATAGAAAGAAATTTACAGTAAAAGTTGGTCTTCCAAATCCATATATGTCCAATGGAGAAGAAAAAATAAGCTCTTTATATACTAAAGAGGTTATAGAAAAGGGAGTTAGTGTTGGAGACACGCTGAAATTCAATATGAGAGAAGAACAAATAAGCAAAGAAATATATTTTGGATGGTCTGGTAATAATAAATAAAATAAAAAACAATTAATTTAAAAAACATTTTTTAAAAAGGTATTATAATAATATGACAAGCCATATAAGATCTGAGAAAAAACAAAAAAGAAATACAACAGCCAAGAATAGGCAAAGACTAAACAATGCTTCATCGGATACTAGATTAAAAAGATCTGGTTTGGGTGGCACAAAACAAGTAGAAGAAATACCAAACTACGTTCAAGCTGAATGCGAAACAGTGGTAAAGGGGTCAACCAATAGTTGGGTTGTTTTAGGAAGAGACAGACCTGCAACTAGGCTCTCTGGTGTTGGTGCAGGAATTGATTCTCATTGTTCTATGATAGATTTGTGCGTTGGTCGAGGTGGTAGAGATGTCGTTACCGAGGACGACGAAAGACTAATGGAGACAGTTGACCACGATGGAAACCCAGCAACTCCAGAACTAAAGTTCTTTAATAACGATTTTAAGGCTGACGCTGCAAGAATATACATTTCTCAAAAAACATCTATCGATAAAAATTTTGGTTTAGTTCCTGGCAAAATTGGAAATTATGATGGGCAGTTGGCTAGATCTGCGATTGGTATAAAAGCAGATAATATTAGAATGATTGCAAGGCATGGAATAAAATTAGTAACAAGAACGGACGATACTTATTCGACTGGAGGATCAAGTAGTGGAGAAGTTAAAGGCATAAACATAATCGCTGGAAATGATGATTCTGACTTACAGCCAATGGTGAAAGGAAGAAACCTCCGCGCTTTGCTAAGATTAATATGCGAAGATTTAAGAACCACATCGTCAGCTGTGCATGATTTGGTTGTAGCTCAAATGGCTTTTAATAATATTTTGGCTGCTCATGTACATGTGGACCCAGTAAGTGGTGTAACTGGACCCTCAGTTGAGGTAGGTGTAGCAGCTAGCCTTAAGGCTTCGAGAGAAGCGATTCAAATCATACCCTCCCAAATAAATGAAATAATCAATAGGGTGGTAGAAGACATTGAATTCCTATTACCAGCAGGAAGTAGTCGCTCAATTTTAAGCAAACATAATCATGTTAATTAATAAAAAGGATGTAGAGAGATAATGAGTCTTTATCAGCACGTCAAAGTTAATAAAAAGATAAAAATTAAATCAAGTGCATTCTTTGAAATGCCGTTGAATACTGCTAATTCTTCTCATTACAATGTGAACATGGACAGTGTGACGCAAATTGGTCCCGATGGAAACCCAGCTGTGATATCTGTTCCAGTAACCTTCGAGAGTCTTTACAATGGGTACGACGAATTTACAGGTTATCAAATATTAAGCAAGCTAGTAACGGATTCAATACTTCCCCGAGCGTTAAGGTATGGATTACTTTATAACTATTTCGGCTACCCTGTGGCAAACGTCTCTCCTTATGACGACAACACAAATGATTATAAATCAGATCAAAGCGCTAAGTATTCTGTTTCAGACGGCGACAAAACAAGTCTTTCGCAATATGTGGATCAAGTTTACCCTCAAGGTAATTTAGCATACATTGTTCCATTTGACTATTCTGGAGAATATGAGCCCATATTTTATCAAATAAGCTATCTCGAATACGCTATAGAGAATCACAATGAAGGATACGAGGCTGACGAGGGTATTTCAAGTGTTGGATCTTATTATGATTTAGCTAAAAAAGCAAATAAAATTAGTGACTCTTACTACATTGACCATGTTTTTTCTTATTTGAGAGGAAATAGAATGTATGGAAGCGACTGGTTTTCGTGTAAGGTTGATCCTGTTTCTTTGCATCTTTGCTCAACCCAACTTAATATGTTAAATAAAACCAAGTTTGTTCTTTCAACGGACGATTCCGATGGGAGTTTAGATTATACATTTTTAAGGGCGGGCACTAGTGATGACGGAGTTGATTACGGACTTGCGTATCAAGACCCTCCAGATCCCAACGATCCAAAAATAACATGGAACAAAGATCAATTGGGTCTTTGTCATTTTTGGATGATAAACAACAGGGCGCACTTTGAAAATTTGCAGAGTCTTTATTCACTTGAAGGAGGCAGTGCCGATATAACAAACGACGAATTATACGTGGCATATTTCCCAGGCATTTTTGGTCTTACAGAATATGCAGGAACGGCTAATATAGCTGCAATTTCTGTAGCTAAACAATATTATGGAATATCATCTAATAGATTATGGGAAAGTGTAACAAACCCTCTGCACAAAACTTGGGCTAAAGCATTTCTACCAGGGTCGATCACGCCCTCCGCGGGTTCTTACGAAGGGGATCTTGTTTATTTCTCCTCAGTCGAAGGAACGCTGCAAGAATACTATAAATATGGTTCACCAACTGAGCCATATGCTACAGAATCAGGTGTTGATTTATGGCAAATTGACGGAGAATATTCTTTTGTAAATCCTGGTAGCGACATGAGAAAGATCGTTGGAAAATATGCCAATACTAAATGGTACTGGCAATATGACTTAAATCCCGATGAGTTTGGTTTGATCAATGGATCTGTAAAAGATCCAGATTTGGAACTTTCTGGCATACCTTTGTGGCAAAAATTCAGGTACTCAAATATCGCTTCAGCTTTTTGCTTAACTCCAGGTCCTAAAGTAAAAAATCAAAAAAGTTATGACTTTTATCTAACAAATCCAAATGAAACTTTGAATGCTATTGTTCCTCAAATTATTGATTATGTTGCAAAAGTAGTTCCAAAAAGTTTGAATAATAGTGCAAATGATTCTATAGACGGAATCAAAAAGTTTAGAATTTCAAATAAAATTAAAGAAAATTTGTCTCCTAACGAACAAAAAATGGAGCTAATTTCAAATTATAAATTAGGAATCACTGCAAACCATGAAAACGATCTTGAAATGATTGGGTATGAGTATGTTGAACAACAAGGTCTTGTAGGAGCTACAGATTTCGGAGTCGTTGGTTGGCCAAGCTACGGAACATATTCTGGAATAGTGCCATCAAAAAACAAAGTAAACTATGCTCTTTTAGACAGCCCATGGTACTCATATGGTGAGATCCAGAATGATAAGCCAGACAATTTTATGATTGTCCCCGCGGACCCAATGTCTTTGGCACACATGGTGAACGTAATGCCAAAACAGAAAAATCAAGCTGGGGGATATTATGCAGACGCCGCACAGTTGTATTTTAGTAAAAAAAACTACACAGATGGAATCGGTGAGTCCACTTCCCTTCCAGAACGCGCTTGGAAACAATTAGAAATTTCTAAAGTAGTATCGGACCTTTTTGCAGCACATAAATTTGGAAGAAAACCATACGGATTTTATCAAAATAATTTTCCAGACCCTAATGGGTTCACAGGCCCATCCCCAAATACCCCAGATGCGGAATTTGCATATGGATTTACAACACCTGCTGGTGGATATAAGGGAGAAGATCCAGATTCTTTCCAAGGAGTAGGGTTTGGTAGCTACAGCGAAATTACAGAAATGTCTAATTTGATATTTCCTGTTTGGGAATATGATCAAGAGGCGATTGATGAAATTAACTGGCAACCTCTGATAAAAAGTTTTGAGGATGAAGAAAAATATGCTGATCAAATTTCTGATTTTCCAGCATTTAAAAACAGAATTAATTACGGCTTACCAGACTGGGTTAAGAAAATATCAATATACCCATCTATTGAAAGACATGTCACATCCGTTGGATTATCTTTCTACTACGGTCCCTTACAGCGTAAAAGCTTTGACCAAGGTGGCACTATAGAATTTTCCCCACCTGGTCCTTATTACGCACTCAACAAAATGACACCCGAAGCAGCAAGCTATAATATCGCCGCGCTGGATCAACACATTCTTACATATCAAAATTCTGATTTTACTGGATTTATTGGTGGCGGACTTCCATGGGTAAAATATAACTACAATTATGATCCTAAATCCAACACTTATCGAGAAATAATTACCGTTAGGTATGTTGTGGAGATGGAAATTGATGAGAGTCAGTTAATCGCTGATTTAGTTGGATATGGTGCCGTTAGTTTATCTGGTACACCAGAGGGATACTTGAAGCAAGGCTTTGATGTTGTAGACTTGTTGGTTAAATCAAACGGAAATATTGAAAATGAATTATTAAAAGAAGAATACGATAACATAATTAATTCAGCAGAAGCGCTTGGTTTAGATCCCTCTCAGTTTCCTAGTCTTTTCCCAGAAGAATTTGTCGAAGATTTTAATCTTGAGGAAAAAGAAATTGATCTAATAAACGACGGGCTAGATCCAAATGCATGGATAAACCTCCCGAATGATCAGAGCACAATAGCTTTAAAAAGAACCCCAGGACCCGATGCAGAAAATATTGGATATGTGGATAAATATACATTTGTAAAAGTCCTTAAAGAATGGGTAAACGGAAAAGGAGAGTTTCATAAGGTAAAAATAACAGATTCAGACTCTCCCTACAATGGAAGTGTCGGGTTCCTGCCTCCTGAAGTGATTTCTCCAAGTCCAAAATCAGTTGAAAACAAGATATTTTTTGAGGATAAGTTTTCGCAGGAAGGCTTAAAATTAACTGAAACTGAAGTTCAGTATATGTCAGAAGCTGCTTTAGCCTTAAATGCACCAAAATGGTTTGAACTTGATGATCCATATTATTACAAAGGGGACGGAGAATATTGGATAAATGTTAAATTACCCGCTGCATCGTTCAGTGAGGTAGGGTGTATTGTTGATGAGCAGGACCTAGAAAACAAAAAACAGTTTGCAAAAGATTTAGCTTTGAGAGAAATTTTAGACTTTCTTAATAAATCTTATACAGATGAGGATGTCACTAAGCTTTTAGAAACATACCTTGTTGTTAGAATAGACGAGGGCGTTGATAATTATTATTTAAATTTAAGACCTGGAGAACCAGTACAGTTCTTGGTAAAAATTGGAGCAATTTATGTTAAAGCTTTTAAATCCAAAGCGATGGTGTTGGAAGAATTAAAAGAAAGTTCAACCTATGTTATTGATTTGGACACGAGGTTTTATCAACAGCATGTAACTCAGGCTTTATTTTCTTTAAATAAAATATATTTAGATATTTTCACATCTCAGTTTTCTGTGAAGGGGTTTAATGTGCTCAAAGAGGCTAAGAGAATATCTGTAATACCAGTTGAATTAAACAGGCTGATTGCTTTAAATGGCTACGAGATAGGAAACAAAAATCTTAGAAACAGAATTACTATAGGTTTTGATTCTGATTTTAAAGTTGTTTTTGTTTCTTATAAAGAACAAAACGCAGATGAAAAACTTTTAGAAATTGGTTTAAATAAATTAATTAATAGAGAGCCATTCGTGTACCAGAATACAATGTCGCTATTCTATCACCATAGGCTCTTAAAAAATCCAACAATTTCTTGGAAATCTGTGGTTGAAAATTATTTAATTAATCCCAAAGCACAGATAGTGCCAAAAGACCCAGGGGACTTAAAAATACCATCCTCTGTTTGTTCACCCCCGTCTTTTGTATTTCCAGACTGGCAAGATATTCTCCAGGGAATAGCCCAACAACTAGATACTGCACTTGATCTCGATCCAAGATTTGACGCTGGGTCTTTTCAGTTTAGCTTGCTTCAACTTTTCCCCCCATGCCCAAAACCTCCAAGCGGAAAAGGACCTGCCCTCTTTCAAATGCTGTTGGACGTTGGCAATGAAACAGCCTTTGTCGAAGGGCGAGGAAAATTAAATTTTGGAGAAGATGGCGTTTCCTTTGATGGAAACGGCGAAGAGTTATTAGCACAATTTAATTCGATGCTTGAAGGATCAAAAGAGTGGGCAACAGATAATTTCTTCGGATCTGAATCTTTAAAAAATCTTAGAACTAGAATTTTTTCTCTCGATGACCTTCAAGAATTAGTTCTGGATTATGTTGATCCAGCTAGCCTCTATAGTAGAATATGTAAGTGTTTCCTTGATATTGTAGGATTTGACGAAATACAAGCACCAAATTTTGAAATAAGTGCAGAGGGCGGTTCTGCTGGTATGAGAGTAAGACCTGGGCAAGCTATGGTTAACTCCATAACAGATGATGAATCAGGTCCTAAACCTTCTGCTTTTGAATTAGAAGCCAAAGGACCAAAAGCGGAGACAAATTTTTTCGATCCAAACAAAAAAGTATCAATCAATACAGATGACTTGCTTTGCTCATTTTGCTTTAATATACCAAGTGTATTCTTAAGATTGCCAACAACAAATATATTAGATGAGCTTATTAGAGCACTAAAAGCTCTCCTTGAATTTGCCTTAGCACAGCTTTTGCTCTCTCTAATCGCCGCGGCACTAGATATTTTAACAACATGTCCCGATATTCAATGCCCAACGGGTGGAGAAAATGTCAGAGATTATGGTAGAAATAATCTTAATGATATTTTTGACAATTCTGATGTTGACATAGTGGATACATATGAGGCTTGTGGGTTGTTTGTAGATGATATTACTATAGACAGAAGCATGATACTAGGCTTTATGAACGCTGTGTCATCTAAATTAAGCACGATTGAGATTTTGGGTCTTTTGGATGGAACACCAGATGCAATAACTTTAAATGTAATTCAAGGAGTGCTTAACACTGAAGAATTCTCTCCCCTTAAGCCTCAAATGGACACTAAAGCAAAAATTGAAGACTTTTTTGCTTGCGCGGGGCAACAACTTCCACCAAATGCCCTAGCAGATCTTGAAGATGAACTAGTTGAAATTTATCAAGATATTGATTTTTGTAAAAATTTATATGATGATGCATCAGCAAAGTTAGCTGATAAGTGTGGGGATGTCATTAACGCTCAAGAAATATTGGATAAAATAGAAAATTTAGATCTTGAGAATTATAAAAATATAGCAAACATTTTTAGACAAACAGACGACCTATCCACGCAACTTCCACCTATGTTTTCAGACGGAAGTGGAGTCCAGAGCATTATGTCTCAACTTACAAACAAATCCCCGTCTGTTAATTATGCTATAGATAAAACAGTTGAAACCGCCGTGGTTTCAGTTGCATCGATTCTGACAAAAGAGAGTGTTGAGTTCAATACTGTTTCAAAGGTGGGCGGAGAATATAGAAATGTTATGCTCTTTCCAGATGATGGACTTGAAGATGTTCTTAGGGAACCTATAGGATTGATGGGGGCAAGATTGTTGTTCATGTTGGGCGGCAATAGAGAAAATCGCTTAGTAAGAAATATTGATATCAAGTTTAAGGATTTGCAAGCATATGTAACTGTCGATGAAGATGAGCAAAGTATGAGAATTACTACACTCGCTTCAAATGTTGTAGAATCACCAGAGTCAGGCAATGAGTTGATGACAGAGGAAGAGCTTGAAGCATTAAAAATTTACCAAGAGCAAACTGGAGCTTCTAGCATTATTGGTGAGCAAATGGGCGAAGGAGCAAATAACCAAGTTATACTGACCTTTAATCCACCCAGTAAGGAAGACGGACAAGCGATATACACCAATAACTATACATTTGGATTTATTGTCTCGCATGGTGCAATGCCAAAAGACAAGCTAGAGGAAACAATACAGTCTAAAAATAATGTTTTACTGTCTGAATTTAACTCATACCCTGAAAGGTTTTCGGCGGTTGTTTTAAATGGTAAAGAAGAAGAAATTCCAGTAAATGTGAAGCAACTATTAGATCAATATCCTTTGGATGGATCTTCGGAAGTGTCTGAGCATTCTCAATTTTTTGGCAACTTGATAACAGGTGGAATATATAGCGGAGGTGTTCCTTATAATTTTGTTGAAAATTTCGACCCCGAAGCTCCCGCTGAACAGCTTACACTGCAATCATTGAATTTGCCAGAAGATTTTTATTCTTTGATTCAAAAAGATATATATTGGTCTATATCGACTTTTATTATTAATTCACTTGCAAAAAAAGTTTCTGAAAACGGTCTTTTGGGAAAATATGATGATAATCCTTTTAACAAAATTGATGGCAGTGTTGAGTCTATATTGGGTCTTGGGGGTGTTCTTCCTGTTGTCCTTGCGATGGCAATCGCTTCTCCAGGATTTTTATTTATAGCGTTTAAAAATTTAACTAGAAAGCTATACAGAAGAGAACTTCAAAATTTAGATCTTGCACCCGCACCATCTAACCAAGGTGGTAGTACCATCCCCATCGGACTAATCAACTTTGCCGCTGTATCTGATTCTATAAAAATGAATTATGACATGTCTAAGTTTAACGACCCAACATCAGAGGAGTTGCAACCAACAAACCTCGCTTTTGCTGAAGGTTGGATAGGTGCTTTGATCCAATTGCATGCATCTGAATTTTTCTGCAAAGGAATTCACACAACATCAGTGTTCCCAATCGAATTATTCAGAGACGAAGAAACAATCATTGAATATATTTTCAGCGACTTTGAATTTTGGCTTAATCTTCCAAACAACAATGCGTTTACTTTTGCTTATTACGATTTAGTTAATTCTATAATTAGATCAAAATCAGAGTGGACTCCAGACGATGAAGCTTCAGATTTCGGTTTTGAAATACATGGCGAAATATTTGATTTAAAAATGGGAAAACCAATTAGAGTTGATAGTTGGCAAGATGCGACAAAAATGCTTATACGCAGATATTATATGGATTCACTATCTTTTATTAAAAATAGAGTCAACCAATTGCAGCTTGTTGGAAATGAACAACCAAAAGATTTAAACCCAATATCTATATTGACATATCCTCAAGTCTTAGAAATAGCTGATCCTCCTTATGGTATTTTAGTTCCAAACACTGAATATGCTTTTAACTTTGATGAATTGCACCTGGATTATAAATATGATGAACTAGATTCCTTCTTAAAATCAGGTATTGGTATATATCATGACTCCCCTACCATACCAATAATGCCACAATCATTGTTTCAGCCCGAACGTGTATGGCAATTTTGGAATGGAAAATTCTTTTTTCAGACGTATTTTAAGTTGACAGAACTAAAGCCCAATGGCGAAAAATACAAAAAAACTGTAAATAAGTTGATCGAAAAATGCGGATTTTCAGAGGACGGAGCGATGGATGTTCTTAATACTTTTGCTCAAAGATCTTTATCTTTTAAGGGGCACGTATCAAAGAGAAATTTACAGTTCATAGTGAATGAGTTAGCTAACGGAGATGCTTTTATGGGTTATCTTAAGCCAGATGATAAAGAATTGTTTAATGATATTGGATTGATAGGAGAATCAGGGTTTAATTTATTAGAAGAAGTTCAGGAAGATTCTGAATATCATGAGATTATTGCTGATATTAAATTTCATCTTTCAGTGGAAGATTTTTTTGAGTCTGTAAATATGGGAGTAAGAATGTGTTTTGGCTTTGCAGACACAGACGACCCCGAAGTGTCTTTACCCATACAATTTCTTGGTATTAAACCCAATTACATAACACAAAAAATGAAAAACGTGATTAATGATCTTTTAAACGACTATGGTGATTCGGTTGAGGATGACTTAGACGGACAGTATGGCTCTCTTTTACAGCAAGCCTCATTAACAAAGTCTCTTAGAGTTGTAGAGGATGTGGGGTTTACTAACGGAGGTTTTCAAGAAAAGTATAGCTATATTTTCCCAATTATCTCAAATGAGAGAACAATCGTTGGAGAACCATCTCCCGCCACCCCACACTATGGAGTAAACTCTGAACTCGATAATTACTTCAAAATCCAATTGGATGCCTTGAGCAACCCAGAACATTATCAATATTATGACTATAAAATTTTTATGGACAATTTAATGGCAAATCCTAGTTTTTCGTCAAAAATAGCTACCATGGTTTCTGAAATAATTGGAAGCACCCCGTACGAGAGTCTATTTAAATATAGCATCCCAGTTTCTAGAATTATGTCCATGGTATCTATTTATAATGCACAAGAAGTTAGCCTTTCTACTGCTACAAACGTTAACTTTATTGGCACAAAAGCTGTTTTAAAAGACATATTGCTGGGAATCTATAAATCAAGAGGAAAAGATTCTTACAAAAATGAATCAGAAAGCATAAAGAAAAGTGGAGGTTCATCAGGTACAGCGGTATCTTCTTACAAAAGTTTTAAAGGACTATAAAAAATGATTTCTTATTCACCAACCATACCGTTAAATCTAGACCCTGTGCTGGGCTATTCGATGAACACGGATTTAGTGCAAGTTGCAAAGCAAAATTTTAGAATGTTGATCCTAACCGCACCAGGAGAAAGAATGATGATACCCGACTTTGGTGTCGGCTTAAGAAATTTTTTGTTTGAACAAATGGGTCCAATGACAAAAAATAAAATTAAAGAAAGAATAAATCAACAGGTTAATAGGTATATGCCATATATTGAAATTTTGAACGTTTCTTTTCAAGATACTGATATAGACAGAAACCAAGTTAACATATCTATTTTTTATGCAATACCGTCCCTCGGAGTCGCAGAAGTGCTTAATGTTTAATATGCTTCTATTTAATAATATCATTAAATTGTAAAAATACTAATTATATTATTGAATAAGGAGAAATTCTGTTTTGCCTCAAGATAAAAAAAAGATAGTCCCCATAAATTATACGAATAGAGACTTTAATTCAATAAAAGAATCTCTAGTTAGCTATGCCAAAAAATATTACCCAGAAAGATATAAAGATTTTAGCGAGGCTGGCTTTGGTTCTTTGCTAATTGATACGGTTGCATATGTAGGTGACATAATGTCTTTCTACTTAGATTATCAAACAAATGAGTCTTTTCTGCAAACTTCAATAGAATATGAAAATGTTTTAAAACATGCAAATCAGCTAGGATACAAATTTCAAGGCATCGCGACATCATTCGGAGAAATTGAACTTTATGTAACAATACCAGCCACACCAAATGGCATAGGACCCGACATGTCTTATGCACCAATCATAGGCAAGGGAACAACGTTTACCTCCACCTCTGGAGTGCCATTTGCTTTATTAGACGATGTAGTTTTTTCTGAAGCTTCTGAAATTATTGTTGCCTCTGTATCTCAAGATGCAGCCTCTATACCCACACATTACGCTCTAAAAGCAAAGGGAAACGTAATATCTGGTATGCTAAAAACACAATCTATTACAATGGGCGATTATGAAAGGTTCCCAAGAGTAAAAATAAATGATTTTGATGTGGTAGAAATTATTTCTGTTATGGATTCACAGGGAAACCAATATTATGAAGTGGATAATTTAAGTCAAGATATAATTTATAAATCTGTAGCTACCAAAAATGAAGATCAAAATACGACACCTTTTATTCTAAAACCTTTTCCAGTTCCAAGAAGATTTGTAACTATGAACGATTATCCTTTTATGTATTTGCAATTTGGGTATGGGCAAGAAAACGATTTAACAACAGAGGAGGTATTAGACTCTAGCAAAGTTTCTTTAAATCTTCATGGAAAAAATTACATATCCGAACCGTCATTCGACCCTACAAATTTAATAAAAACTGATAAATTAGGAATTTCTCCCAGCAATACAGCGTTGACAATTCTTTATAGAAAAAATGGTAGAGAAAACGTCAATATTGCGTCTAATACATTAACAAACATATCTAATCCGATAGTGAATTTTGATAATATTCAAAATTTAATTTTTAGTAGAGTTACGGAAGTTATTGAAAGTTTGGAAGTAGTGAACAGAGAACCAATTGTAGGTGATGTTTCTTTGCCAACAATTGAGGAAATAAAATATAGAACTTATGGGATGATCTCTTCTCAAAGTAGGGCGGTTACTAGAGAAGACTATTTGTCCTTGATATATAATATGCCAGCAAAGTTTGGCTCCGTCAAAAGGGCAACCATCGCACAAGATATTAATTCATTTAAAAGAAATCTGAACATATATACTGTTTCAGAGGACTCAGCAGGCAATTTAATTAATTCAAATATGACTTTAAAGAATAATCTTAAAACTTGGATTACAAAAAATAAGATGATCAATGATACAATTGATATTTTAGATGCAAAAATAGTCAATGTCGGAATTGAGTTTGAAATTATGGCTGATGATTTTGCTAATAAGTTTGAAGTATTAAATGCGGCAATTTTGGAATTATCAGCGCATGTTTCATCAGCTAAGTACAATATTGGAGAATCTATAAGGGTTAGTGATTTATATAGAAAGATGAAAAATATTGATGGATTATTGGACGTAATAAATGTAAAAATTGTTAAAAAAACTGGTATAATATATTCATCCGTAGATTTTGATGTCGCTGAAAATACATCTATGGACGGCAGACTTGTTAGTGCTCCGATTGATCACATTTTTGAATTTAAATATCCAAATTTAGATATTGTAGGAAAAGTTAAATAATGGCTATAAAAAGATATATTGCAACAGCGGACAATACAATTACAAATGCTTACCAAATGGACCTGTCTACAAGGGGCACTGGTTCAAATATGGGAGCAGCAGATAGCTTGGAGGCGTTTTACATTTTTGGTCAAGCAGTAAATGGCACTGGGATTCATAGCCAGACATCTGAAAAGTCAAGAATTCTTGTTCAATTCGATGTTGACCAAATGAACAAGGACCGCACAAACGGTTTAATTCCAGTAAGTGGAAATGTTGCTTGGCAACTTAACCTTTATAACGCCCCCCATGCTTTTACCCTGCCTAAAGATTATAAAATGGTAATTAAAGTTTGTTCTGGCTCTTGGCAAGAAGGGACTGGTCTTGATATGGACAACTACACAGATCAGACCTACGAAGGCACAGGATCCAACTGGGTTAGAAAAGGTGCTGCTGGAGATGGTCATTCCACATGGCTTACTGAAGGCGGCGACTTTGCAGAGAGCAGCCTATCAGTTGTGTTTACTGGGTCGTTTACTGACGGAACAGAAGATTTATCTGTTGATATTAGCGACATTGTTGAAGATTGGATGACTGGCGGCACACAAGCCACTTCTCTTGGCACAGTGGCAGGAACATCTACAAGTGCAAATCTTGATGACTTAACCTTTACATTGATTGACTCTCAGGGGACTACAGTTGTATTTAGGTTTGACAAGGATGTTACGACAGCAGGAGAAGTTATAGGATTATCAGGACTAGCATCTACTTCGGCTATAACAAATCAAATAATAGATTCAATAAATAACGTTTCTAAACTAAGAATAACTTCAAAACTAGGTGATATCCCAACTGAATTTATATTGACTATGGATGACATAGGTTTGGCAGGAAATACAATCGGTGGTCTAGGTAATTTTGAAGATTCGGGTTCTTTAGACTCTGGAAATCAAAGAATAACAGCTGCTGCTAATAATTTCACTCAAGGAACAGGAATACCAAACTATGGCTTAGGCATCTTTCTATCTTCCAGTTACGAAACTGGATCTCATTCATACTATACAAAGAAGTTCTTTTCTAGATCAAGTGAATACTTCTTTCTTAGACCAAATCTAGAAGCTAGGTGGGACTCCACAACAAAAGACGAGTCTGGTAATGTATACTTAAGTAGCTCTTTGGCTGATGGAGATGACAACTTAAATACTCTATATTATTATAATTTTATAAGAGGTCAATTAAAAGATATACCTGAATATAGTCTTCATGGCGGAACTCAATCGGGAACTATAAAGTTGTATTTATTTTCAGCTTCATCAGATAGCTCTATGCCTGTGGGAATGAGAGCAGAGGATGCTTTTTTATTGCCAAAGGGCGGAGGAGTTGCATCAGACGGAGACAGAGTTGTTGTTGGAGGAAGACACAAAACATTAGGACCAGGAGTCTATACGGCGTCATTTGCAATCAACAATGACAGTGTTGATTCTTTTTATCCTGTTTGGGCATTGAGATCCCAAGGCGCAAGTTCTGACACCCAATTCCATACAGCTTCTTTGGTCGGCATCCAAGACTTTTTCAGCAAAGGGTCTCCTAATAGCAATCCAGACTCAAGCTATGTAACAACTATCGATAACTTAAAGCCATCATATTCTAGAGAAGAAGAAGCTAGATTTAGATTGTTTATTAGATCAAAGAATTGGAATCCAAACAGTTATACAAAAATGCAATCAAATATTCAAAGCGAAGTTATAGAAGATGCATATTTCAGCCTCCATAGAATTGTGGATGATTATGAAGTAATTGCTTACGGAACTGGCTCTGCATTATCTCCTCAACAGACAGGCTCTGTAGGGTCATATACAAGATTATCCTACGATATTTCTGGGAATTATTTTGACTTAGATATGAGTTTATTACAGGCAGGCTATGAATATGGATTAAAATTTGCTTATTACTCAAATGGGTCTTACAAAGAGCAGAGTGAAATATTCAAATTTAAGGTAGAGGAATAATGGCAGACGATTATTTACAGGACATTTTAGATAAATTCGGGGTTAACCTCGATGTTGACGGGGGAAAACAGACTCAAGCAGGTGCTATTGACGAATTCCTTGGTGGTTTCGGGTATAATCTTGGAGATGCTTCGTCTCCAAAGCCAACAGCACCTTTAACTCTCAATGATATGACAAGGATTGTAGAATCCCCAGGGTATATCAAAGAGTATATAAAGGATAGAAAAGCATTTTTCCCAACAGTTGATTTTTCTGATCCTGCATCATTTGCAAAATTTGGTCTTGCAGAAGAATACTATAAAAAATCTATTGAAAATATATACAAAACCTACCCTTACGATGGATCTTTAAAGGAAAAAATTCAATGGCATAATGAGGCGTCATACATAGACAATTATATATTTGACGCTGAGTACCCAAGAACAAACGGGTATGTAAATATTGGTTTTCCATGGGGTTCTGTCTCTTCTGTGAAAGGAGATTATAAATTATCCTCAACACCACAATATATTTCTTTTAAAGGTGGACCCCACGCTGCTTCAATACCAGCGTATAGTGGGCAATCTTATACTAAAGAAATTACCTACAAGGAAGAGGAGCAAAAAGCTAACATTTATAATGCCACTAGTAGTCAAATACAAAATATGACTATCAACGGAGCTGCGGGTAATACAGTTGAATTTTGGTTTAAGTGCCAAACAGACCCTTCCAAAGCCGAGGTGAGTGATCAACCATCTAAAAACTTCGCCTATTTTGATCTTTGGAATGAGCAAACAATAGGATCTGTTGTCCCTGGGTCTGAATATGGAAGGTTTCTGATCGAAACCAAGCTCAACTCATCTAATCAATATCAAGAATTATGCATGTTTAACGTCACTTACCGCTCTGGTAGTAGTGGAGTAGATTTTGCAAAGTTAGGTGGCGAGGGAACCGTCGCAACAGCAGGCCACGTCAAAGACAAGTTCGGAATAGACCTTTCAGAATGGAACCATTATGCTTTTTCTGTAAAAAATAGTACAGATTCCAATCAGCTTGTGATAAAACTGTACATTAATGGAAACTTAGTAGATACAGTGCACACAGGATCTCAGGTAGGCGAAGTAAAAGAGGGACCCTTCAACGCAAATCTTGGCGCTTATAGAACCAAAGTGCATGCTGGGGGGGCGGCAATAACAGATGGTTTCGGAAGTATATCTGGATCCTTCGACGAGTTTAGATTCTGGACAAACCAAAGAACATCTGAAGAGATTAAGATATTTCACCGAAGCCATGTTGGGGGTGGAACGAATACAGACTATGGCAATTTCATGTCAAAGTACAGTGGCTCCGTAAACCCAGTTGATTTAGGGGTATATTATAAGTTTAATGAAGGTATTGTTGGCAATTCTGATTCAGATAAGGTTGTGTTGGATTATTCTGGTCGAGTGACAAATGGATTGTTTAACAATTATGCTTCAACTTGCAGAAGCACTAGTTCTGCGATTGTAGAATCCAGCGCTTCAGCACATGAATTTAAAGATCCAATTATTTATAGTTTTCACCCAACTGTAGTGTCTTATAAAGATAAGTCCACCCAAAAAGGCAAAGAATATGATGATAGGA